ACTTCGGGCGTTGTGAAAGCATTTGTAGTAAGTGATGATATTACTAACACACAAAATAAACTAACTAAAATAAGACGTAAAGCAACAATATAATGGAAAAGAACGCAACAAAAATAGTAGAACTTATTATTGACGAAAACAACGAAGAATTAGCGATAGATGCAATATCACTTGTAACAGAGCCTGCGATAGAGCAAGATTTCGTGTATTTCAACAAAGCTAAAAACAACCTAACATTCGCAAAGGTAAACGAGGAAAAGCGATTATTAGTTTCTCCTGCTCTTATACCGAATAAGCAGATATTTAGGTTTGATGCTGACACCAATCAAGAATACTATGTTTACTTTACTGAAAAGACAGTAAAACAGGCATCAGAGATGTATTTGAAGCACAATAACAATAACAGCGCAACCCTACAACACGAAAACAAGATTACAGGGGTTCATACTGTTGAAAGTTGGATTATACAAGATACTGAAATGGATAAGTCAAAGTTGTATGGCTACGATTTGCCTAAAGGTACTTGGATGGTTTCTATGCGTATTGAAAACGACAATGTATGGGAGCAAATCAAAGATGGTACATTGAAAGGCTTAAGCATAGAGGGGTACTTCGTTGACAAAATGGAAAAGATGAGCAAGTTTGAAAAGGTAGGCGATATTGATGGTATGCCTGTATTTGATACGATTGAAGAAGCGTTACAAGTGGCTGCTGAAATGGGTTGCGAGGGTTACCACGAACACGAATTAGAGGGCGAGGTTGTTTATATGCCTTGTTCAGACCACGACATCATAAGCGCATTGGAAGATATATTAAAAAAAAACTTTGAGAGTTACACAGACTATCCGCAAGGAGCGACAAACAACGCAAAGAGAGCAATAAAATATAAAGAAGAAAATGGAAGCACTTGTGGAACTCGTGTGGGTTGGACAAGAGCTAACCAACTCGCAAATAGAAAACCAATCACAAGAGATACTGTTGCACGAATGGCTAGTTTCAAAAGACATCAACAACACAAAGACGTTCCATACTCAGAAGGATGCGGAGGAATTATGTGGGATGCTTGGGGAGGAAGTAGCGGAGTCAATTGGGCGATAAGCAAACTCAAAGAAATTGATGGGGAATAAGTAATAAAACTAAACATCTTATATTTACTATAAACACCAACCTTTATTTAATTAACAAATGGACTTAAAAACTAGAATTAGAGTTGCCCTAGGTATTGAGGAAGAAAATACTCAACTAGCATACGAGGGTAAATTAGCAGATGGAACAATTGTTGTTTCTGATGCAGATGCACTTGCAGAGGGTGTCGCAGTTAACGTATTGGTAGAAGATGGAACGCAAATTCCATTGCCTGTCGGAGAATACGAATTAGAAGATGGAACTAAATTTGTCGTAGAAGAAGAAGGTATCATTGCTTCAATGGAAACAGAAGCTGAAGAAGAAGAAGATGATATGAAGAAAGACGAAGAAGAATACGAGGAAGAAGTAGAGATGTCAGAAGAAAACGCACAGCTATTCGCAGAGATTGGCGGTGTTGTTAAAGAACTTTTAGAAGAAGTTAAAAATGATATTTCACGTTTAAACGCTGAACTAGACGAACTTCGTGGCGAGAACTTGGCAAAAGACGAGAATATCGCTGAACTACAAGATGAAAACACAGAACTATCAAAGCAAGTTATCGAGTTAGGTAGCGAAGCTGCTGATGTTCCTGTTGAAACAAAGAAGTTTAAAAAAGAAACTACGAAAGTTGTTTTATCAAAAGCTGAATACAACAAATTATCAAAGAAAGAAAAATTTTACTATAACCTAAATAACTAAAAAGATGGGATTTTCAATTACTTCGAATTATGCAGGAGAACACGCAGGGCAATATATTGCTGCTGCTCTTAAATCTGCTGATTCATTAAATTACTTGAGCGTTTTAGAAAACGTTAAGTTCAAAAGAAACATTACTAAGGTAGCAACAACAGGAATGATTGCTGATGCAACTTGTGATTTTACAGATGCAGGAACACTTACTTTAACAGAGAGAGTTCTTAATCCAAAAGAATTACAAATTAATGTTGACCTTTGTAAGAAAGATTTATTAGCTGATTGGCAAGCTGCTCAAATGAATGCAGGCGCACACAATAACGGTATGTCAAATGACTTTACTGCATTTGTTATGTCGCATTTGTCTGACACGATTGCTGATCACGTAGAAACAAACATTTGGCAAGGTCTTGATTCCAATGCAGGAGAGTTTACAGGCTTCCTACACGCAGGAAACGGACACTTCGAGAATGATGCTGCTATCGTTGAAGCTACTAATACAGGCGGTGCGGGAGTTGCTTATACAGCAGCAACAGTTATCGCTAACTTACAGTTACTAGCTGCTTCTATTCCTAGCGCAGTTCTAGGAAAAGATGATTTATACATCTATATGTCAACTAGCGTTTACAGATTATATATTCAAGCAATCTCTGCTTTAGGATATTTGAACGCTTATTCAATGCAAGATGGTTACGCTCCAATGTTTGAGGGTATCAAAATTGCTGTATGTCCGGGTATTCCTGCTGATATGATGTGTGCTGCTCAAAAATCAAACCTATTCTTCGGAACTGACTTGATTTCTGATCACACTACAATCAAAATGCTTGATATGTCTGAACTAGATGGTTCTGACAACATCCGTGTAGTAGCTAAATTTACTGCAGGAACTCAGCACGCACAAGGTGCAGACATCGTAAGATTAGACTAATTTAATAATCGCTGATGGTGGGGGGTTAACGCTCCCTACCAAAAGCACCTAAACTATAAAATTATGGCGTGTGAATTAACAACAGGAAGAAGCCTAGATTGTAGAGATGTAATGGGTGGCATCAAAGAAGTTTACTTTGTGCAACACGAGGATGCTACAATCGCAGAAACAGCAGGTGCGGTAAGTGATTTAGATTTGACTACAAACTTATTTAGATACTCACTTCCACGTGGAACAGCTTCTTTTACAGAAACAGTACAACCATCACAAGAAAATGGAACGGTATTTTATGAGCCTAGTGTAAACATTAAACTACATAAATTGACCGTAGGCGACAGAAACGAATTGAAATTATTAGCACAAAACAGATTGTTAGTGTTTGTAAGAACAAACGTGAAAGATGCTAACGGTAAGGACAAGATTTGGTGTTTAGGACGTGAGAACGGACTAGAACTATCAGCAGGAACTTCACAATCGGGTGCAGCGTTTGCAGATATGAACGGATATGATTTGACTTTTGCAGGCGCAGAGAGTGAGCCTTGCTTATTTGTTCAAGCGTACACGACAACTCCGTTTGACAATTCGGCATTTACTGTTACAGTAGCTTAATCTACTTCCTTTACAGGACTATATATTACTTGATTTTTTTCAGTTAAAGCAGGGTTATCCCTGCTTTTTCTGTTTACAAGCGTAACAAAACCCTTTTTTTTATATTTACTATAAACAACGATGTTGTATATCAAGAAAGATGCGGGCAATGTTTTGAGAGCGACTGTTGAAAGGCAAACTTCATCAGTAACGACTTGGAAAATTGTTTTTAAGAATGATGTAACACAAGTAGAATACGAAAGTACGTTTACACCGACTGTTACAAGCAGATGTATTGCTTTCAACATTACAGAACCAACGGATATAAACTTCGCTAATCAAGAAGGTAGCTACACTTATCAATTATTTGGGGATACTATATTGCTAGAAGAAGGAAAAGCAAGGGTATATGATGGTGCGCTAACAGCTTCAAGTCAATTTGGCGATGAAGTAACATACACAGAACACACTAATCCAACAACAAACACACAATATATAACGATATAATTATGGCTTTTAAAAATACAGTTGACTTATTAAACGAGCAATTAGGCAAAAAAGGTGCAGTAGAGGTTTTTACAACCGTAGCACAGACAGGAAAAGATTTCTATGCAATTCATTTTGTAAATGAAAGCGTGATTACTAACTGCACGATTACAGGTGCTACAAATGACAGTAATTTAGATAGTAAAACTATTCCCGCAGGAACGGTTATTTTCGCTCCTTTTACTGCAATTAATTTAACAAGCGGTTTAGCAATAGGTTACAGCAACTAATATGTTAAAGCAAGCATTAAGCATAAAATCAAGAGTAAGTAGTGCTTTCTCATTAACTGATGTTAGTGGCTTGCAACTATGGTTGCAATACAACAAAGGGCAAGGCACTATAACGGATGGCATACAATGGGATGATCAAAGCGGCAACAACAGACACGCAAGTCAAACAACAGATGCTCAAGAAGGTAGTGGGTTTAGTGGCGGTGCATTTGTTACTGATGCAGGGAGTCAAGATAACTTAGATTTTGCAAGCACATTTTCCGAAGCAGGAGATTACCACGTTTTTATAGTTATGGACTTGTCAGAAGAAAGCAACGAAACCTTTATATCAAGCGTTGACAATACAAGTTTTATGCGCTTTGCTCAAGGGGGTTCCGCAACAGCTTTTCGTATGAAACACGGAGGTACAACCCTTAACTTTACTTTGTCGGGTGGTTTTGAACTAGACAAGGCAATAGCAGCGGTTTCTAGAGATGGCAGTAATGATGTTAGGGTGTCGAGAAACGGAGTAAGTTTAGGAACAGCGACAGGAACAGGAACTTTTGATTTTGAGCAAATAGGCTCATCATCAAACAGTTTAAGCAGCGCATCAGTATTTGAGGTGGTAGTCTACGACAACATACTAACAGGCTCTGATTTGACTAAAGTTTTAAATGATATTGCTGATAGAAATGGCATAAGCATATAATTATGGAAAATAGATTACTACAAGTATATTTAAAGCAGCAGACAGCACCTAAAATAACGGAAAACGCTGCGCAGGATTGGATAAGCTACGGTGATGGCGAATACCGCAACACTTACCCTCAATTTCTTATAGATATATACAATTCAAGCGCAACGCATTCAGCAATAGTAAATGCAACTGCATCAATGATTGCAGGAAAGGATATTGTTATTGAAGAAGATGGTGGTAATTTAGGTGTGTTTGTAGAACTAAAAAAGTTTCTAGCTGATATTAACAGGAAAGGAGAAACAGCGCACGAACTAATCACTAAAGTTGCATTTGACTTAAAATTATTTGGCTCGTATGCTCTTAATGTAATTTGGAGTAAAGACAAAACCAAAATTGCAGAGGTGCATCACATTCCTGTTGAGCAAATTAGAGTAGGAAAGACAGGCCAAAGCGGTTTTGTAGAAGAATACTACATTTCAAGCGATTGGACTCAATATAGAAAAAAAGAATATGCACCTCGTAGGGTAGCAGCATTCAACACAAAAGACAGAAGCGAAGCGTCACAGATTATTTATTTAGGTGTTTATTCGCCTGCAATGGAAGCATACTTTACTCCCGATTATGTTGCTTCAACTAATTGGATAATGACCGATCACTTGACAAGCGAGTTTCATTTATCTAATATCGCTAATGGGTTTGCGCCTAGTTTTTGGATAAACTTCAATAACGGAGTACCTACTGACGAGGAAAGGTTCAAAATAGAAAACCAAATTGCACAAAAATTCACAGGAGCAGGGAACGCAGGCAAGTTTGTGCTGACTTTCTCTGATGATAAAAACAACTCGCCCGACTTACAGCCGATACAGTTGTCAGATGCCGACAAACAATACACGGTTCTTAACGAATTGTGCATACAAAACATAATGATTGGGCATAGAGTTACAAGTCCGATGTTATTAGGTGTTAAAACTGATGGTCAACTTGGTGGAAGAAATGAGATACTAGAGGCTTACGAACTGTATTCTAACACAGTTGTCCAACCAATGAAAGATATAGCCTTAAAAGGGCTTAAAATGGTCTTAAACGTAAACAATACTAATCTTCCTATTTCGCTAAGTGAGATAAGTCCATTAAATTCTAAATTTGATTCTGATGTATTGACTGATGTGCTTACAAAAGACGAGATACGAGCTGAACTTGGTTACGAACCATTAGCGCAAGCAGAAGAAGTTAACAGTAGGTTTGAAAAAATTTGTTGTTCTGAACAACAAAATGAACTAGATGATTTTTTGCAAAATTATGGCGAGGATGAAGATTTGGAAAATTGGGAATTAGTAGATGAAGAAGATGCAAGTGGCGAACACGAAGATTTCAATTTTGAATACAATCTTGAAAAGTTGCAATTAGCAAGAACAGGAAGCGCAAGAGGGGATAGAAAAAGTGAACAAGATGGTTTTGATAAAAACTTTAATTTGTATAGGGTTCGTTATGCCTATGTAGGCAAAAGCAAAGCAGACACAGGCGATAGGAGTTTTTGTTCAAAAATGATGGCCGCTAATAAAGTTTATCGAAAAGAGGATATTATAGGTCAAGCGCACTCATTAAGCAGCATTAGTGCAAACAAAGGGTTCGGACCCGATGGTTCAGACATTTACAATATATGGCTTTACAAGGGAGGTCCAAACTGCCATCACAAATGGTTCAGAAGGATTTATGTAACGAAATTTGGAAATAAACCAAATTTAAAGACAGACAATTTAATTACAACAACTAAGGCAAGAAGCAAAGGTTTTAGGCCTGTTCCGAATGAGCAGCAAGTTCCCGTAGCACCAATTGATATGCCAAATAAAGGATATAAAAGCTAATGGTATTATTTATTTCAGAAGGAAAGTTAAAGAAGTCAACAACGATAAACGGAAATGTTGATGCAGAGATGTTGCGACCTTATATGAAAGTTGCACAAGATTTGCACATACACCCTAAACTCGGAACTGATTTATATAACAAAATACAAGCGGATATTGTAGGTAGTTCATTAACAGGAAATTATCAAACGCTTGTTGAGGATTACATACAAGATGCATTAGTTCATTGGACTTTATACGAGTCAATACCCTTTTTAGGTTACAAAATAATGAACAAAAATATAGTTCGCAAAACAAGTGAAACAAGTGAAAGCACGAGTTTAGAAGAATTAAACTATTTACGACAAGTCGTGCGAAATACTGCTGAATGGTACACAGAAAGAATGATTGATTGGTTAAGGTTCAACAATCAGTTAGTTCCCGAATACAATACTGCAACTAACGAAGATTTAAAAGCGTCAAAACGTAATTATTATTCGGGAATGAATTTAGATCCTATGCGTAAAAAAAGCGGAATAAATTTAGATGATTTCTTAACTCCCGATTTAAGTATCGACTAATGTATAAACCAAAACAAAAAAACGTACTAAAGTTAAAAGCCTACCTAAAGGAAAAAGATGAAAGAAATAGCAGCACAAAACGCAGACGTTCTAGGAATAAATAGTTTAACGCTTTTTATCAGTTTTACAGAAGTTGAGCAAATACTACAAATAATATTGTTGCTTCTTTCTATACTATATACAGCGCAAAGATTTATTGATTACAAGAATGGCAAGAAAGGTAAATAGTGGTTTTGTAACAAAAGCTAAGGTAAAGCGTAAAAAACACTCTAAAAACGCTTCTAAAGGGCAATCAGCGTACAAAAAGAAATATCGTGGGCAAGGTAGATGATACAAAAAGATTTGACATTATCAGTTGGCAACATAATTTGGATAGTTGGTATTATCTTTACAATGGGTATAGCATATAGTCAAATAGCACAACTTGACGAAGATATTTTAGTATTAGAGAAACGACTAGAAAAAAAAATCAAAGTATTGAACGAGTGCGAAGATAGGATAGTAGAACTTGAAAAGGAGTTAGCAACTTACAAAAATTGTAAATAATGCAAGAGATTTTACAACTAATAGAAGGTTACGGTTTACCATTAGTGTTATTGCTAGGTGCTTTGTATGCCTTGTACCGTTTTCTCGTTTTCTCGCTTTACGAGGTAAAAAACCAATTCAGCAGACATCACGAGCGAGCAGCAGACAACATCAACGAGATGATAAAAAAGATAGATATAATACTAGAATTCATAAAAAAGAAATAGTGAAGTATTTTAAGGTAGAAGAATTTGATAGTCCCGATTTGAAAGGTAGTGGGGAAAAGATGTGTAGTGAATTTCTTGATATGATAGATAACGCAAGAGGAATAGCAGGAATACCCTTCAAAATCAATAGTGGTTACAGAACGAAAGAACACAATTCTATCGTAGGTGGGCGATTAGGAAGCAGCCATCTAAAAGGCTGCGCAGCAGATGTGCATTGTAACAATTCATCAAACAGAACAAAGATTTTAACAGCCTTGATACAGGCAGGTTTTCGCAGAATAGGTATAGCAAATACATTCATTCACGTAGATTGTGATAACGATAAACCGAACGCAATATGGCTATATTAACAACGCTCTTTTCAAAACTTTTAGGAAACGCTGATAACATCATTGATGAAGTTGTAACTTCGCAAGAGGAAAAATTAGTTCTTAAAAACAAATTACAAGAAATTGTCAACGAACATCAGACAGTTATAGAACAGGAAGTCAGCAAACGATGGCAAGCTGATATGAATAGTGATAGTTGGCTATCAAAAAGCATCAGACCTCTTGTTATGGGTTGGCTTGTTGTTGCTACAACTCTTTTAATCTTTATTGATGCAGGCGCAATAGCATTTGAAGTAGAAGATAAATGGGTTGATTTGTTGCAAATTGTTTTGATTACAGTAATCGGAGCATACTTTGGTAGTAGAGGACTAGAAAAAATCAAGAATGTCAGATAATAGATACAGACTAAAACCACACGAAGAAAAATTACTTAAAGAATTGCGAAACAGAGAACACAATAACGTTCTTGTTATAGGCGATTTGCACGCACCATTTACAAGGGAAGGCTACTTAGAGCATTGTATTGGGGTGTATAATGAATACCGATGCAATAAAGTGGTATTTATAGGTGATATCATAGACAATCACTACTCATCATATCACGATGCGGACCCCGATGGCTTCGGGGCAGGTGAAGAACTTGACAGGGCAATATCACACATCCAACCTTGGTATAAGGCTTTCCCAAAAGCTAAAGTATGTATTGGAAATCACGATGCTATTATATGCCGAAAGGCTTTCAGTAGCGGTATTTCAAATAGGTGGATAAAAGATTACGATGAAGTCCTTGGAACTTATGGATGGGATTTTAAGCAAGAACATAACATTGATGGGGTTACATACGTTCACGGCACAGGAAGTAGCGGAAAAGGAGCAACAAAGCGTGTGAGAGAGTGGCACACCTCAATCGTGCAAGGTCATATACATACAGAAGCGTATGTTGATTGGTACTGCAACAAGAATTACAGGCTCTTTGCAATGCAAGTCGGATGCGGTGTTGACGATAGGTCATACGCTATGGCTTACGCTAAAAACTTTACAAAAAAATACATCATTTCTTGTGGTGTCGTTTTAAACAATGGTACGTTGCCGATTGTAATACCGATGAACTTAGACTGACAATCAGTCGTTTACAGGCTTCGCCCAACATCAATCCAACATCAATCCAACACAAACAATAAGTAAATAAGTATATATATATATATATATTATTATTATATAAGTATATATATTAGTTATTAT